CGGAAGGAAGATATTCTCAAGTAGAGAGACTGACTATGCGTAGAATTGGATTAGAAGCCGAAGATATTGATTTTTATGTTCCTGGTCTAGGTTTTGTGACACCACACATAGCTAGGCTGTATCTTGTTCCATATATATTTATTCAGCCCTCTCGCATTACTAGAGAGCGATTTTTGATGTTGTTGAACCAAGCTTTTAAACCACACGGTTTCATGTACTATTACTCGTTGTGGTATGTCGTTTCTCAGATGGATGCTTTCCATGATCTGGAAGCTGTAGAAAAGTTTTGTACCCTTAAACTCGAGGAGTGTGTCCCCGACAACTTCAGAGGTCGTGTATTTTATTTGATGTCTTTGTGCTATTCTGGACATATGGGATCAAGCGTGGCGGACATGGAAGTGTGTGTCGCGCGTGAGCCTGTACATGTATTTTTTATGTATTATATGATGGAGTATTTAATTGTTAACGGTGAGGCGTCTGCTGGTTTCTCTCCCTTGCATTTTATTAATCCCAACGCTTCTCTCATGATATTGAGCCGTGAGGAGATTTTGAATACGTTTAATAATCTTCCTGTTTATGAGAGGAACTTGCACATGAGCTATTTGGCTCATGCGCGAGAAAGATATTGGAACGCTGTGGATGTTCCAGCGTTGGATTATGCCAGCGATGGATATTCTTATGGAGATGACGTTGATGTTGACGATAGCTATCGTTCCGTTAATGAGAATGAGTACGATAGATATAGAAGAACTGGAGATTATAGTGTTTGGGAGAATAGAACTGAAAATATTTATGAGGATGGTTATCCACCGGGAGGCTACGATGATTTGTTTCCCAGTGATGCTGTCGTAGTCTCAGACATTGATGTTCTTTTAGATAAGCTCAATAATTTGACTGCGAGCGAGAGTCTTGCGAGATTCGAGACGCTGCGTTGTATTGAACTTGAAGTAGGAGAATATGTAGAGGAATTTTCATATACTTTGACTGCTCCTGCTTTTGTTAGAGAAGTATCTTGGTCCTTGTATTTTTCAGCTTTTACCGGTGTACAACTTGCGTTTTATGATACTTATACTAGAGCTGTTGCTCGGGCTAGGTATTATTTACGCACTGATGATGTTGGCAATGAAACTGCCGCGTATGATGCTTTCTTCTATTCTAGTTTTTTGCTGTTCGTTACTTCTGTATTTGCTTTGTTCAATAAGTTATCAGGTGGTGGCGTGTTTTATAATATAGCTGTAGGAATCAATTCCTTAAGGATGGGACATTATTTGAATGTGTTGTATGTTTTATCTCCAATTGGAATATCGCCTTTTTTGATCTATGTCCCTTCTTTTTGTTTGTTGTTGTTGAAGAGTTATTACGCGATCCATACTATTTCCGATTTGGTTGTGAAGTTTGCGTGCTTTCGTGCTGATTTATTAAGCTTTGTGCAGTCTCCTACTTTCCGTAGGACAGTTGTTGAGGAGTTTATGATTACTAGGTTTATTTATATGTTCGGCTTGAATCACGTTAGTGCTGCTGTTTTAGTGATGGGTTCGCTAATTGAGTACGGTTATGGCGTTGAGATTTACAGGCGTGAAGGGCGCGAGCGTCGAGGTTTGATGCTCCGCCTTCCGTCTTTATGTGTGCATTTGCTGCACCTTTGTGTACCTACTGGCTTCGCCGCCTTTATTCATTTATTGTTCAACTTTACTATGTTTATATTGAAGAATTTTAGGATGTACGCTTCGTTTGGAGATATTTGGAGACGTTTGGATGGTAACGCTAGGTCTCGCGAGGTTAGGCGTTCGAGAGCATCTAGGTTCGTTTTATCCGACCGTGAGTTAGAATCTGTTGAGATGCTGGTGACTACTAATGATAATCCTTCGTATAATTCTGTTAGTTTTAATAAATTAGTTAAGGGTTCTGTTCAAGATATTTACATTTTGGGAAGAACTTCTTTTGGTCATTATAATTGGCCGATATATGTCGAATGTAATTTAGAGCAATTTAGACGTTTCCTTAAAAGGGTCAGAGAAGAGTCGCATCGTTGGAGGGACTTCTTCTTGAAGGGTAGGATAGACGTAACCCTTTTAGATGATGTTCGAGAATTGTATTTTAGATCGCTGTGTAACTATAGGTTGACTTCAAGTATTTCATTGGATGTGAATTTGCCGTTAGTTGAGCTAATAGGTCATGTCCTTAGTTTGTTCAGGTCAATTGTAAATAACGACCCTGTCGGACTCATTGCTGCAGTCGCTTCCAAGAGTACGATCTACGTCGGTTTCTTAGAGCAATTCAGGGATTTGAGTATGAAAGATATGAGGTCCTTGTTTGGTATAGATATAGTCATGACTGGAAGTCAAAAAGAGGAACCTCGCTCTACTTTTCTTGACTACCTCCCTTCACATATTGGAAAATCAGTTACTGTGCGGCGAGTCTTTTCGTTGTGCGGCGCCATTTTTGGTGCTACATTTCTTAAGGACCATTTTGAGAGATTCTTAGATTTTATATCTTCTGGTAGTATCGATTTATCGTCGCTAGACAATGTGGGATCGTGGTTTGATTTGATTGTTGGTAGTTTTTCTGTGATAGTAAAAGGAGTCCAGCGCGTGATTGAGACGCGGGACTATAAGTCCTTTTTTGTGTTGCCAAAGAGCATTGAGTTTTGTGAGAGAGCGAACGCCATTATTAGGCCCGTTTCCTACACGAAATCAATAGCTCAGGTGGAAGAAGAAATGTGTGAAATTTGTTGCTTAATAGAGTCCATGAGGTTTGAGAACAAAACTCCCGAAATTGGGAGATTGTTGACCTCACTCGAGGATAGGAATTTGCATCTAGGGAAACTGCTTTTGAGTAAGAAACCTAGACTGATGCCTTTTGTCGTCTTCCTTTCGGGAGAATCTGGAGTTGGTAAGACGACTTTGGTTGATAGTATTATTGCGTTTTGTATGAACTTGGCTAAGGTCGATAGATTTGTGGGTGATGTCGTAGACGTGAACTTGTTAGACAAATATCCCGGTTCTGCTGGGATAAATCAGCAAGCTTTTGCTTTGGTTCTAAACGATATACCGCAAAACTATGCGGAGTTTCCCAAGCAGGATCTCTTGCCTTTGGATTTTTTCCTCCAGAAAGCTATAGATACTTCCCCTTTTTATTTGAGGGGGGCAGCTGTAGAGGATAAAGGCGTTATGCTTAATTCTTTGAGCTTAGTTATTATTACTTCGAACTATGATTCTTTTTTGTGTTTTGAGAGCACTAAGAAGTTGATAAGAAGATTTACTTCTGGAGTTCTAGTTGAAATGTGTTCTAGTGAACTTGATGGTTCGAGGAGCTTCCAAGTGTTAAAGGTTGCGTCCGAAGACAAGCGGTTTTATTTCGAACCTTTGTATGTAAACGGCGATAGTTCGCCATCAAGGTTCGTTATATCTGGTTATAATAGTTTCTTTGCTTATGTGAAAGATAGGTGGACTAAACATGTCGATTTCCAGAAGAGCAAGGCAGAAATGTTTGCCAACTCTAGCGCGATATGTTCGTGCGGAGTGGCTCTTGTTCTTCATGAGAAAGAAAATTGTCAGTTTACTGGACCAATGTCGAATGCTGTGTCATATTTTCATACTGCTTGGATCGTATATGCGGCAGTCCAGTTTTATAGTTTATATTTGTCGTGGATACCGCTTCTTGATTATGTTGTATGTTATGCTTTTGGAGTAAGTGTTGTTAGATTTAGATACGCCGTTTCCTTCTTCCTTATGAAGAAGAAAGCGACGGATTTTGTTGTGACGAACTATCCTGCAATTATTGCAATAACGGGAGGGTTTTTCCTCTCGTCTATGTATTCTAAGTTTAGCCACTTGCAGATGAATGGAAATAATTTCACTCTGTTTAGAGATGATGTTGTTCCAGATTCTATAGTGACTAGTGTAGTATCACAAAACTCTCAGTTGCCCGGTGCTAGACCACGCGAGTGGGGTTCAAATCAGTCTCCTGTAGGAGTGATTGTGCCCAATACGCGTGGTGTTGGTATCGGCGACTTGATAGTTTCGGTGAAAAATTCGCTTGAAATAGCGAAATTGCGTAGAAATGGTAGTGTAGCTCAGGTAGTTGTATTTATATTTTCCCCTGACTATGTGATGTTTAACAAGCATTATTTGTTTGATGGTGCTAATCATTGTAACGACTTCAGTTTAGAGATTAGAGGAATAGTTTCCCATGTTGCGTATAGTGAAGTTTTAACTAGTGATGATTGTGATTACGTGTTGGTGACCAATGTCTTTGCGCGTTACGTCCCGTCCCTCAATAAGTTTTTTGTGAGAGATTTGGATTGTGCCGTAATGGACTTAGTCGTTGTTCATCCCAATTGGACGAAGCATACTATAGGTAAGGTTTCGTCCTTTCCCGTCCCGTTTTCACCAGTCTTGATTCCTTGTATACAGTGGAATCTTCCAGGTGAAAATGGTGACTGTGGAGCTGTTGTTATTGCGAAAGCAAAGGATGCTATTGTTATTGTTGGAATAGTTAGTTTTACGGCTACTAGTCCATTTGGTGCCGTTATTTCTGGTGCTACTCTTTTCAAAAGCACTAATATAGATAAGTTGTTGCGAGGGAGGTCATATCCCCTAGTAAACACTGTGTTGACTTCTTTCCCTTTAGTGGGGGAGCTTTCTACGCAGTCTGAGTTTTTAAACGTTAGGACACCATGGTTGTTGGTGGTAGGAACGGAGAGTTCCAAGACTAGTACTTTTAAGTCTAAGTTTAAGAGGTCCCCTTTGTATGATAGTGTTGTGCCTTTGTTGAGAGATAAGTATGATTTTCCAAAGAGAATTCGAGGTATGTGCAAGGAAGGTGCCGAGTGGAGTTCGGCCGTCATTACGACGTTTAAGAACTCAGCTCTTCAAGACACTTCCTTTGCATACACCAAGAGATTGGCCTTTAAGGCCTACCTTCGTGATGTTTTGCAAAATTCCGAAGGCGTACGGTTGAAACCCTTAGATCTTTCTGAAGCCTTCTTTGGAAAAGAAGATTTAGGAATTTCGAGAGTTGATTTCAGTACGTCTGTAGGACCCTCGCTTAAATTGCAAGGGATACGTGATAAGTTTGATTTATTTATACCTGAGGGTGAGAAATACCGATTGAATCCGCAATTTCGTGATCGAGTCCAATTTTGGATTGACCAGTTGCGGGACGGTAATCTTCCCTTTTTAAAAATGGATTTAACTCCTAAAGATGAAGTTAGACCTGTTAGTAAATTAGATGTGTTCAAGATCAGGCTGTTTTCTGTAGTTGACTTTGAATATAATGTTGTTGCTCGGATGTATCTAATGCCTCTGATCACTTTTCTGCTAACGCGCCCGTTTAACAGTGGATGCTTTGGTGGAATGAACGCCGGTTCCTTGGAATGGAATGCTTTGGCTAATTATTTGCAGTCATTCGGAGATGACATCGTAGATATGGATTTTTCTTCCTTTGATATGTCACACGGTATACAAATGTTTATAGGCGTAGCTGAGTTTTTCTATGACTTGGCCGTTGCTTTAGGTTACGATAACGAGGAAGCTTGTATAGTGTATTATTTGTTTGTAGTTTTGTGCAATCAAATAGCTTCTTTTATGAGTGACGTCGTTCTTAAGATGAAAGGGATGCCGTCCGGAGTTGTTCCGACGTTGTCCATGAATAGTGTGATCAATAGTGTTTTGATGAGGATGGCCTTTATCAAACTCACCGGAAAGAGTGTCTTCTCCTTCCGAGACTTCGTTAGAGAAGCAACGGTTGGTGATGATAATGTTTCAGGTGTTTCTAAGGAAATCCTTGGAGTTTATAACTCCGTGACTATATTTGAATATTATAAATCAGTCGGATACATTGCTACGCCGGCTTCCAAGTCCGGAGATGTAGTGCCTTATTCGACATTGGCGGAAATGCAGTTTCTCAAAAGGAAATTTGTATTCGATGAGCGTTTCCACGCTTATGTAGCTCCTTTGGAAATGGATTCGATTTGGAAAGCTTTGGCCTTCGAGAAATTAGATAGCGGAGTTTCTTCTTCGCAGCGCTTATTTCAGATTGCTCAAGCTGCCGCTCTCGAGTTTTATCTTCATGGAGACGCTGTTTATGACAGCGAAACCCAAAAAATGGAAGGGATGTTCCGACTGGCCGGTATTCCCTTTCCTGAAGTTCCCAGTAAAGAAGATCTCAAAGAGAGATATTTACTTGGAGGTTTCAGAACCTTTGCCTTGTAAAAGATTTGTTATGCATGGTTTGATGGCTTTGCTAGCTATTGAGCGACCCTGCAATTCTTTGCTACTGTCAGAAAAGTGATTGGGAGTTCACTTTATCTGTAAAATACTCCTGCTCAAATTAATCAAAATATGTCCATAGCCAACGTGGACGAAAATATCGTTGGCGATAATAGCGCCGTTCAGGCGGACATGGTTATTTCTTCCACCATTCAAAAGGAAGTTCGAGTTGGAGGATTGTTACAAAATCCTTATCAAGGATTTGTTACACATCCTGTTTTGTTAGAATCGTTTACTTGGGATGGCGCCACTTCTACTGATGTTTCAGTTGGAGTTGACGCCTATTATGATTATATTTCGCTTGCGCCATCGTCTATCAGGAAGAAATTTTCTAATTTTAACCTGCAACGTTGCCGTTTCAAATTTACTGTTATCGTTCAAGGATCTACTCAAAGTTCCGG